GTTACCAAAGGGTACAAGTCCAAGGAAAACTTGTGTGCCATCATCGATTCAAGTCGCGTGAAGGACTCCAAGAGCCCGGGCTACCCCTTTAAGGAAATGGGTCTCGCGACCAACGAGCAAGTGATTGCTCGGTACACAACCGAGGGCTTTGCGGACTTGGCGCTCCAGATGTGGAACGACCCCATTGAGTTGGCGGCGTTTCTCAAGAAGGAGCACAACAAGCTCGCGAAGATAGAGGCCGGGACGCCACGAGTCATCCTGAGCCATCCTCTGCATAAACTCGTCAAAAACCACGCGCTCTTCGGACCGTTGTTGGCACGCGCAATCGATGGCTGGCGTAAGAGCCCGGTGAAGTACGCGTTCTCGCCGCTTAAGGCTGGGCACATTGAAGCTCTCAAGAGCTACCTTGGACCCGGCGAACTGTGGGAGAGCGACAAGAAAAACTGGGACTACAACTGCTTCGGTTGGGTGTACGACGCGGCCCGGGACCTGATCCTTGAGCTGGCAGTTGCCGGCAAGGGGGTCACCGAAGAGGAGATGGCCGAGTACCGTAAGGACGTAATCGGCGCCTTCGACGAGGTGAAGATCACAAAGCGCATCCGATGCTCCAACGGCAACGTGTATGAAACAGAACACGATGGCGTCATGAAGTCCGGATGGCTTTTGACCATTCTCGTCAATTCGATCGCGCAGGATCTCATCGACATCCTCATCATGATGCGGAACGGCAGCACCGACCAGGTGATTGTCGATTCGAAAATCGTGGCGGGGGGCGATGACGTGCTGCGCGCGAAGCCAGAAGGCCTGGACGTCGCGAAGTACCAAGCCCTCGCCAAAGATCTAGGCTTTGAAACCGAGATCAAGGTCGTGGATGATTTTGAGGGGAGCGAGTTCTTCAGCAACCGGTTCTTTGAAGACCACGGAACGATGATTTTCGTCCCGCAGCGGTTCAGCAAGTGTGTCAAACATCTGAGTTGCACGCCAGTGAAACATCTGGCGGGCGCTCTGATGAGCCACATGCAGAACTACTGCTGGGTCGACGACAAGTTCCGGTTCTTCGAGCGCATGTTCGTTGAGTTCTCGACCGAACACCCCGAGG